TGTCTGCCCGATGATCGACCCGCCGGAACGAACGAGAATTGCGCCCGTCGCGATCGCTCCGATCGTGAGGCTGGTCGGTCCGCCGGTCTCCTGTATCCCCGTGACCGTCGGCGCCGCCGCGGTGCCTCCAAGGTGATTGGCGAGCTGGATTACGCCAGGCGCAGCCGCCGTGGCGCTGGATACCGCGAGCGTCCGGTTCGCCGACAGATCAGCCGACCCGACGCCGTCGATCGTGAGCGGCGCCGTAGTGATCAACGTCCTAGTCTGCGGAACCTTCGCGTCAAGCTGCGTCTGGATGTTCGACGTGACCCCGTCGAGTCGGTCGAATTCTGCGTTGTCGACGAGGCCCGACGAAATCTTGATCGCGGAGATGCCACTCGGAATGTCCCCGGCAGGGATCGTTCCGACGGTGAACGCGACGCCCACCCCGGACTGCTTGACGTACTGGCCAGCGCCGCCGGTCGCGCTCAGGTTGGCGCCGGTTCCTCCGTTGGCCAGAGCGACGATTCCGCTCAGGTCAGCCGCAAGGATGCCGCTCCATGCAGGGTCCAGACCCGTCGAACGAAGATAGGTCCCAACGACCCCAATCGGGAAGCGCGCCCAGAGTGGCGCCGCCGTTCCAACGATGATGTCGCCCCGCACGGGCGCGGCAGCCGACGTATCGGTATGCGTCGCCGACAGAAGAGCGTGCGGAGCGCCACCGCCGCCTGTCGTGGTGCCGACGATCCACCCCGTCGTGCCGGAGTCCGGCAGGAAGATCGATACTGACGCGACGCCGGCCAGCCCGATGCTGGCCGCGCCTTCGATCGTCCATCCGCCGGTGATGTCGATCGTAAGCGTGTTTGCGGCCGCGATCTTCGTGATTGTGACGACGCCACCCCCGGTGAACCTCGTCGAGTAGCTGGAGTTTATGCTCAGCGTGAAACCGCCGCCCGTCGTGTCGCATAGCGCGTTCGTATCTGGAGGCGAGACGGTGTGCGGGCCAGGGAAGACAAACGTCGTGGTCTCCGTGGCGTCGACAACGTCGTTTAGCACGGCATTCCGCATCGTGACGACGCCCGGGACGTCGAAGAACGGAAGCCCCGTCGAAGCGCTTGCATCGAAGCCGAGTCCGCCCTTGTCCGTCGGGACGATCGGGAGGACTGGCGCGGGGATATCTCCGAACGCCAGCGTCGAGACCGTGAACGGAGCGCCAATGCCGGACTGCCGCACGAACTGGTTGGCGCCCCCCGTTGCGGAGAGATCCGCCGCCGTCCCTCCTCGGGCGAGTGCGATTTGCCCCGTCACGATGGCCGACGCGTCGTGGGTATGGTTGCCCTGTGCGACCATATTCGGGCCGGTGCCGTACGGTACGAACTCGAACATCGACCCGGGAGCGTTCACCTTGAGAAAGCGATCAGCGAGAGGAGTCGGAACGTCGAGGCCCTCGATCCTGTCGACCATAGGTCCTGGGTAGAATCCGGCGAGGTCCCCTGCCGCAGCACCGGAAGGCGGGCCTCCCGCAGGTGCCTGCCATTCGGCGCTGTGTGAGCCGGTGTTCAGCCCCGTGATCGTCAAGACCTCTCCGACTGCGGTCGGGTTCGTTTCAATGACAACCTGGTCGGTGGAGACGGCTGTCGTGTTCTTCTTGACGATCGCCGACACCGACTCGACCTGGTCCGGGCTGAGCTTCTTGTTGTTGGGCATGAATTACTCGAGCTTGTATCCCGTTCCGCTGCCCGAAGCGACGACGTTGACCGGGTAGTAGAGCTTGTTCACGGGGTCGTATCCGACCAGGATCGACGGACGGAGATCCTGCTCCAGGAGCTGACCAAGCGTCCAGCCGAGGACCTCCGTCGGAACGACCGTAAGCGCAGGATTCGCGGCGCTGATCAGGTCCACTTCCTGCGCGCCCTTCTTCGCGGTGACCCGCAGGTAGAACGTCCGCGTGGGCGTGTTGAGGAAGAGCCTCGGATAGGTCAGCGGGCCGAGCGTGACCGTGCCCACGCCGGGGTTCGCGTACTCTTTCACGCGGCGATAGGCGGCCAGAGTGTCTGCGTTCTGGGAACAGTAGAGGACGTAAGACGTGATTCCAGTGGAGAGCGCGTCCGCAGGGATCGTGCCGTCCCACACAGCATTCAGATTCGCGGTTTGCGTGATGGTCGCCACGTCACTCTCCCTTCACCGTCACCTTGTAGGCGCGAAACACGAAGTTCGCCCAGAGCCCGTACATCACGGTGCACTTGGCGACGGCGCCGAGTCCCTTCCAGTCGAACGGCATCCCGGACGTCAGGAAGCAGAGGATGAATGCGCACAGGAACGGGATGATCGGGTAGAAGCGGGCGAACTTGTCGTCCCACGTCCACTCCTCGAGCCGCTCCTTGACGTAGTTCATCATCTCGTTCACGGCGCCGACCATCGCGGCGTCCATGCCGAGCGAAGCGGGATCCATCGTTCCCATGAGCGTCGACATGTCCATCTACGCCGGCCCTCCGGAAGGCGGCGCCGGCTGGCCGGGCGGCGGGGCTTTCTTCCCGGCGAACTTGTCGAGCCCGCGCTTACCGAGGAGGATCGCCAAAAGCGCTGCGAGCGTGATTCCGGTCTGCTTGGCGGTCTTCCCGGCCTCATCCTTCGACATCTCGCCGGAGGCGACCTTGCGGGTTGTCTGCGTCGTTACGTAGACCGCCACCTTCGCGACTTCTCCCTCCTCGAGACTGCCGCTATTGTCCGTGTCGAAGCTCTTCCAGGTCTTTGCGTCGACGGGGTTGCCCTCTTCGTCCTTTCCGGCAAGCGGCGCCAACTGGAGGTCGAGCGCCTTGAGCTCGGCGGTCTCCTTCTCCTTGAGCTTCTTGTCGACGTACTCCCTGCCGGCATCGACGGCCGCATCCTTCCACTTCCCCGCGTTCTCGGCGAAGTAGCTCTTGGTCGCGTCGAGCCCTTCCTTCAGGAGCTCCTGTCTCTGTGCAGCCGTGCAACCGTACTCAAAGCCAGTGAAGAAAAGGATCCCCAGAAGCACCAGCGCCTTCCTCATCTTGACTCTCCTTGTGTGTGCATGTCTTGGAGAACCCCACCGACGCCTTGAAGTGGACGTTGGCGATGTATCCCAGAAGTCCTCCGACCCCGAATTCGAGGTCGGCGCCGAATTTGTCGCTCCTGGCGGCGATGGCGCAGCCGCACAGGCTCAGAAAGAGCCATCCTACCACGACCATCATGGCGCGTTCAGCGTGACTCACGGCTCGTACCTGATAAATGCGGCAGCTCTCCTCGCGCCTTCCTGAGGATGAACGGCCTCGAGAATCCCCCCACCTGGAACCCACACCCTCCCCATGGTGACCTTGCCGTACCCGCCCACGAGCGTCACGACCTTTTCGGAGACGTACGAGATTCTCGCTCCATGCCAGTGGATGTCGATCCTGTCTCCGTCCGGCTTGACGAGGTCCGTCGCCCCGCCCTTCTTGGTGATGGTGAAGGCGATTTCGTCCACGCCATTTCGCTTGATCACGTATGTCGGGGTGCCCAAGATGTCGATCGATTCCGGAGCGCGGGATGCTGCAAATTCGTAGTAATCCCGAGGAACGTAGGCGCTTACGAGCTGTGTCGGATTCTTCGCCTCTCCAGGCATGGGTTCCACAGAGACCGCCATTGTGCCCGTGACGGCGACGCCAGATGCGTTGAACCCGTTGCTCCTGAGGTAGCTCAGGAAGTGCTCCGCGTCCCGAATCGTCTTCTTGAAGGTGAACATCAGATTGGCTCTCCCGTCAGGACCAGGACCTGCATCGGATGGAGAAGAACAGGGTCTCCAGATCCTTCTCCTCGGATCGCCGCCGTGTGGGCTCCGGCGCCAAGCGTCGTGACCACCCATCCGGCCGCCTGGCCGGCCTCGACCAGCGTATCGCCGCCGTCGCTTCCGGAAACATGACCGATGCGATGGAGCGTAACACCATCCACGAAGATATACGCGTTCCCGGCGCTGCCGGACGCCGTGTGGCGGAAACCGCCTGTCGTCGCCTCGATTTTCACAGTTCGGGGCGCCGTCAGCGTGAAGGACACCGTGCTCCCTGGCACCGTCACGCCTCCCGCTACTCCAACATCCGACACGATCACGCCGGAGAACTTGACGAACGTAAACGGCCCCGCGGCGGCCGATATTGCAGCGGTGATGTCTGCGATCGTTGCGAGCGGATTCGCCGCCGTCGCGGGGCTCACGCGCAGGACACTCGTGTCCTTGATTGCGTTGGCGAGGTCTGTCGTGACATCAGTCAGGTCCAGAAGCGCAAGCGACGTGATCGGGGGCGCGGATCGGATCGTAATGAGCTCGATCTCGTCGAGCGCGGTCGCGCCGAATGTCAGCGTGATGGAACTGGTTGTGGTTTCGTTGTAATCGAGCCCGATCTCGAGCTTCTGGCCGTTCCGGAAGACCCAGATCTTATTCGCGCCGAGGACGTAATCGTTGAACGGGCTCGGAACGGTGAAGACGGTCTGGCCGCCCGAAGCAACGACGTGGTGCCGCTTGATGACGAGCTGGGCGATCGAGTCCAGAGTCGCCACGATCTCGCAGATGGAGAGCTTCTGCGGCACCTCGAAGACCGTCGTTGTGATGGGCGCTGGCCACGAGGCGATGATGACGCTTTCCGCCGCGGGGGCCGTCGTGAACCCGATCGTCACGGACGAAGTGATGACCTCGTTCGCGTTCTCCGCGACGAGATAGATCGGGACCCCAGGAAGCGGGTCCGGGAACTGGACGACCTGTGCGCTCGTGAGCTCGACGATGATTCCACGCTGGATGAAGGCGCCCGGATCGACCGTCACCTCGTCCGGGGACGGCACCGTGTTCACGGTCAGGCCCATCCCGAAAAGCACCCCGTGACAGTGGAAGAACAGCTTCTTGTCCGGGTTGAAGGTCAGAGCCGGAGAATAGGCCGCGCCGAATTTGACCGACTTCGACCTCTGCGCAATCGGAACCGTGATTACGGTAGGCATGGCTCGTTACGCAAGCACCGTCGTGTTGCGGCTTTGCTTCTCCACGTAATAGATCGCCACTCCCATGGGGTCGTCAGACACGCTGAGCCCGGCGATCGGAGCCGTTCCAAATTTTGCCTGCTCGGGGAAGCCGGGGTTTCCGCCGTTCGAGCTGTTGATTCTGGCGTGCGCCTGGATGGTCAACGGAAGAACGAGCGCCGACAATCCCGTGATGGCGAACGGCACGATGAACGTGTGCGTCTCGAGGTCCCGCACCTCGAAGGTCTGCGTGACCAGGTTGATCGTCGACGGGAGGCCGGTCGTGAGGCTCGCGATCAGCGTGACCGCGGCGCGCCCGCCCGCGTTGCCGTTCGACAGAAACTTGAAGCGCGCCACGACAACGCCGGATAGCTGCAGGGGCGTCCCGTTTGTGGTGTCGACCGACTGGCTCCCGAGGAGGATGTTCCCAGAAATCACCTCGGGGCCCGGGAAGGGGTTCGCCGGCGCCGTCACCGTGGTCGGCCCCGGGAAGTACCCGCAGCCGTGCCAAGTGCAGCAGTCCATGTAATAGCCACGGATCTCTCCGCGCTTCGGGTCGCCTCCAACGTCCGTGATCGTCCAGAGGAGTCCGATGATCCCTGGGCCGGCATCCTCGAAGTCCCAGTCCTCGGCGTCCGTGACGACGGTCACCCCGTTATGCGAGATGATCTGGTCTAAAACGGGTCCGCCTCCACCTCCGCCTGGGATGTTGATGTTCGCCTGGTTCGGGTCGCCCCCATCAACGGAGGCCGTCACTCCGGCGCCCGTGAAGTTGAGCTTGTGCGTCTGCGAGACGACGACGATCCCCTCGTCCTTCGTCACGAGCTTCGGAACGTCGACCGCGACCGCGTTCGCTCCCGTCATGGTCACCGTGTGGTCGCCGGTGAACTTTATCTCCTTCGTGGCCGACGTGATCGTGACCGAAAGGGGATCCTTCACGTCGAGGCTCACTGCGACGTTGGCCCTGAACCCGCCCCCATCCGTGACGGCGACGTTCCCGCCGGTGAAGTTGAGCTCCTCGGCGTTCGCCTTCACGACCACGGCGTCCTTCATCACGTCGATGACGGGCGTCGTGGACCCGAGCGCCTCGATTCGATCGTGCAGGTAGCGGATCGAGATCTTCTTAGAGAGGATGATCGTCGAGTTGTTCGGGTCAAGCGTCGCCAGGATCACCTGTCCGGCCGGGATCGGGTCGGCGAGGATCTCGATCGTGACGGGGGATCCCGGGTTCTCGTTCGTCAGGTCGGCGACGACCCTCTTGGGAAAGGCCACGCCGGGGATCGTCACTACGAACGACGACGTCAGCCGGCAGATGATTCCGTTCTGGATGAACGTGGTCCCGGAAGGAACCGTGACGTCCGTGCCGTCCGTCGTGCAGTCGCCCTCGAGCAGGCCGAGGTTCGTCGTATGGGTCTGGTAGAGCTCCTTCTTGTCTGGATTGAACGAGAGCACGGGCGTGTACGGTGTTCCCACCGCCACGGACTTGATGACGTTTCCCGCTGGGACGATCGGCATCGCTTACCCCGCCGTGATCTCGATCGGAATCGTGAACTGCGTATGGAGGAATCCCGTCGCATCGAACGGGATGGACTTCATGCGCTTGATCATGAAGACGACGTTGTCGGCCGACAGGAGTCCGACCTCGTTGGCCCTGTCGAAGTGCGTATCGAGCAGCTCCCCGTAGCTCGGCAGCGACACCTGGAAGTACGGCCTGAAGATGACCGTCCCCTCGCTCCCGGGGATGCCGGGCGCGAAGATCCCCTCGATGTCGACCGGAGTGAAGAGCTCGTCGATGTCGCTGTCAGAGGCGAGCTGCGCGGGGAACTCCGTGAAGAGCGTCGTGCTCCCCGATTCCCCGAGGACGGCCTTCGTGACCGGCTGCGTCGATATGCCGGCGAGGAGCTCCAGGAACCGCTTCTGCCCGCTTTCCGTGATGACCTCCGCGTGCTCGTGCGCGCCGATCGTGATGAAGTCCACTGGGCGCCGCTCGAGACGCGTGTCCAGCCGGACCTCGGGCAGGGCTGCGGCAGCGGCCATCGTCGGGGACGTATTCGAGATGTCGACGTCGACGTCCGTCGGGTGGGTCCTGTTCCGGAACTCGGGATCCCCGACTTTCCCGCCCGTGTCCGTCGGCATGAAGACCTGCCAGGCGGTGTAGTCGTCCGTCTGGGTCGTGCCGAACGAGAACCGCTTCGCTCCGTCAAACGACGCGTAGAAGTTCCCCGCGAAGACGCTGCCCGCCGCGCTTCCGACAACGCGGACGGCGAATCCGTTCGAGCCTTGGGCCGCCAGAAGGTTGTTCCTTACATCCACGGACGAGTTGCGGATCTGGAGCGCCGCCGACGGCAGGTCCAGATCGGCCGCATCAAAGCGGCGCTGGAGCACGGTGTTGTGCAGAAGCCGGACGCCGCTCACGTTCTGGAGGTCGATCCCCGCCTCCGTAACGCCGAGCAGGATCTCGCAGTTGATGACGCTCGCGTCCATAAACGTGGGCACCGGCTGGTTGATCCGGACCTCGCCACCCACGAGCCGGCAGGCGTGCACGGTCACGGTAGGATTCGTCTCGATCGAGACAGAACCTCCGTTCACCTGGAAGGCGTCCACCAGCACGTACGGCGCCTGGATTGTGAAGGCGTTCATCTGCGCCTTCAGGATCCTCGGCTGCGGGGGAGGATAGAGCGCGTACGATCCGCTCACGCTCTGAACGGACCCGAAGAGCGATGTCACCGGTTCCTGCCGGAAAGACGCGATGACGAGAGGCGACGTCGCCGTCGGCTGGACAGTCGCGGGAATGACGATCGTCTCCGGCGTCGTGTCCGCGTGCACCTCGATGATCGTCGGATTGACGAGCGGCGGCCCAACAATGCTGGCGATCGCCGCCGAGAGCGTTGTGAAGTCCGCGCCCACGAACGGCCCCACCGTGATCCGATCGACGGGAACGGGCGGGGAGCTCGACGGGACGCCCTGGAAGGTGTTCGACCCGAACCAGTTCGTCGCGAAGAAGTCCGACGCCCAGAAGTTGCTCATGGGATCAAGGTCACCGTCGTACGGTTGCCGTTTCCATCGGCAATAGTCACGACGCGGTTCGTCGTGTCGGTCATGTTCCGGAAGATCGTGTTCGTCGGCCCTGAGCTCGTCTTTCCGAGGAGGATGGCGGCGATGAGCTGGAGCGTCTGCTTCACCGTAAAGGTCGACTCGATCGCCCCCGCCAGATTGAGAAGCGCGTTGGCGACGGCGTCGCGCTCGGCGGTCGTCAGCGTCATCGCCGATCCTGGTACCGCGCGCGTAGAGACATCCGCATCGAGGCGCTTCCCGAAGCTGCCTGCCGTGACATGGCCCGCCTGGAGCTCGTCCCACGTCTTGTCGACGATGGCGTCCTCCTGGGTCGGGATCATCGTGACACGTCCGCCGGCGTCCGTGAGAATCAGATTCGCCGGCGTCACGAGGATCTGGGCCGGCGTTGCCCGGCTGGACACCATCGCGTCTAGGTTGTCCAGGTTCGCCGCCCGGAGCGCGGTGTAGTCGGTTCCGCTTGCGCGGCTCGACACAGCCGCGTCGAGGTTCGCCAGCCCAAGACTTGACGGGTTGTTCGGGTTGTAGGCGACGACCTGGACGAAGGCGATCCATGGACGCGCGACGCCCGCCTTCGTGAAGCGGAACGTGCTCGCGCCGAGCGTGTCAACTTCACCGACGGTCGCCTCGTAGTAGTAGAGGCCTCCGGCCAGCTCGGTGACCGTCCCCGCGGAACTTGCCTCAGCTCCGCCCGCCTCGGAGATCAGGATGTCGGCCGCAACGAAGACGAGACCGGTCTCGGGCGTGAAACCGTCGATCGCGTCTACCATGTAGAAGTAGATCCGGCGAAACGCGGCCGTTGGCTCGCTCAGGGAGATGACCTGGTAGTTCATCGATCAGTCCTAGACGATTGTGAACGTCCACGTAATGATCACCCCTTCCCGGTCTGACGTGTCGAAGGGGATCGACGGGAACGTGTTCCTCGCGAACATCCTTGGCGTCGTCGGCTGTACGTCGTCGGCGCAGAACATCCCGACTTCGTTGATCACCTTGAAGGTCGCCGGGACGAACGGCAGCGGCGGCGAGGTCAGGAAGAGCGCCGTGAACTTGAGCTGGTTGATTCCAACGATGGTCGGGTTCACCGCGGTCGTCCTGTCCACCTCCGCCGCCAGACCCGTGTCCGTCGCCAGCGGGATGAACGGCGTCGACGGGCTTCCGGAGCTGGCGCCGCCGTTCCCGACCGCCATCTGGTCGATGAAGTCGGTCGAGAGGCCGCCCAGGAGCTCGGCCGCCCGGGTCTTCCCGAAATTGGTGATGACGTTGTCGTGGTCGAAGAGGACCTCGCCGGTGACGCTGTCCCTGACCGTGGTGTGACCGATGAGCTTCATTCCTGCCTCGACTGTTTCAGCGATTGTATCCGGGCTCTTCACGATCGTTCACCCGTACTAGAAGCTGTAGAGCGTGGCTGGACCTGGGGGTCCGCCCACGGGGCCCACGACGAACGGCGGAGTGCCGCTACCAGGCGGCGTCGAGATCGCGTTTTCGATGGTAAGCCCCTCGACCAACGGGACGGTGCTTTCGTCCATGGCTTCCGGACCCGGAGGGGCCACGCCGAAGTTGACGAGGTTGTTCTCCAGGGTCGAGATCCCGACGGAGTCGAGGATCGGCTCGAGATCCTCCACGATTCCGATCGAGTCGCAGTCCATGTTGCAGACGCCGGCCGCCACAAGCGCGTCCTCGTCCGCGTAGCCGTTCACCGCGAGGAAACTCGTCGGGGTCATGATGATCGAGTAGTTGATGCAGTTGAACTCGAGCGTGCAGGTCGCATCCATCGCCTGCGTGACGTCCACGGCGCCGATGAAGAAGTTCAGGTTGTCGTTGAGGAAGTCTATGTTGGTCAGGACCTTGCAGTCGGTGTAGGTCGGCTTGATGTCCCCCTTGAAGCGCTTGAGGAGCGTATAGTCGATCGGCTGACCCGTCTGGGTGGCGACGAACGTGGCGTAGGTGCCGTCGACGATCACGAAGAATGTGAAGAACCTTGTCAGGCTCGTGCTGAGCGGAGCGAGCCCGAAGATGTCCGGCGCGTTAATAAAGTCCGCGGTCCGGACTCCGTTCGTCAGGAGATTGAAGTCCCGCTCGAGTTCCTGGCCGACCGTCACCTCGATGTCGAGCGGCGGCTGGACCGGGATGACGTTGCCCGAGACGATCACGGACTTCGGATCGATTGTCGTAAGCGCGGTCACCTTCCCGCGCTCGGAGAACGGAAGCCCGATCAGGATGCCGGACCCGAGATCCATGTTCTTCGTCGTGGGTCCGTTGTACCGGGCGAAGTAGATGCCCCGGACTTCGTTCAGGTACTGAAAGCTCGTCGGCTTGTCGATCCCGATGGCCGTTCCGAAGTTCGTGAAAACAGACCGGCGATCGCGATAGACGCCGCGCGAAAGAAGCCGTGTCGGAATCGATTCTTTCGACGTCCTTCTCGATGTGGCGGTCACGCCCGTGTAGCCGAGGTAGTAGTGTGCCGTGATCTCCTGGACCGTCGCGGCAGGAGCCGCCGTGAATGTGATGACGCCCGTCGGGCTGGTCGAGAAGTTGACCGGAGGGACCGAGATTCCGTCGAAGAAGATCTCAACGCTCGTGGGAACGACGTTCGCGGTGGCGTCGAGGTTGAAAATCACCGCGACACCGTCTCCCGCCCCGACGATCTCGCCAAAAACAGTAGGCCCCTGAACCCGAACCTGCGTGTCCGAGATGACCTGGCTCACCTTGAAGAACTGCTGGTTCTGCCCCTGGAGGATGTCGCCAACGACGAGCTTGGACGAAAGGCCTGATCCCGCGACGATGTCGGAGCCAGCCGTCCAGATCGTCTCGCCGACGCCCGAAGGCTTGACGCCCCGGGCGAACCGCAGGAAGGTCTTCCCGTCCTCGTCCCCCATCCCCTTGAGGATGTCGTAGAACGCCGGAGGCGAGAGCGACCGGTTCGAGGTCGTGTCGTCGATCTTCTCGTTGAGATCGCGGACATAGAAGATCGTCGGATCGACCTCGAAGACGTAGAAAGGGCCGTTTGTCTCGAGGTCCGTCCTGCGTACGAGCGAAGAGAAGACGAAGTACTCGAGATCGTTCCTGTCGAAGAGAGGGATCGTCTTGAGCGACTTCGAGAGGTCTGCCTGGCGGAGGAGACTGTTGAGAGCCTGCGACTTCCTGGCGTAGGCGTCCCAGATGTTCTTGACGTCTTCGCGGTCCTGGAAAAAGGACCAGAAGTCCGACAGGCGCCGGAACAGATATTCCGTCGGAAACGTGGTCACCATGTTAGATCGTGTCGCATTCGTCGAGCTCCACCTCGGCCACGTTGATCTCGCGCGCGATGAACTGGAAGTTCGGCGGCACTACGATCTTGTTGGTGCTCGAGATGGTCACGACGGAGAAATCCAGATTGATCCGCTCTGCGTTGATCGTGATGGGGAGGACCGCGAACTCCACGCCAGCATCCGTGAGTGCCTTCGTGAGGTCGAACATCGATAGGCACCCGGAGAGCTTGAGGCCGTTGACGAAGTTGATCACGGCCTGCTGGATCGTCGCCGCGTCCGGCCCGGTCGTCTGCCGGGAATACCGGATGTCCATGTCGATGAAAACCGGCATGGGCGCGCGAGCCAGAAGGTCCGCCGTCACGATACGGTTCGTCGGGTCGTCGATGAAGGCCTGGACTGCGGCGAAGTCCTGATGGGTGAAGTACCGGAAGAGGACGTCCGTCCCGAGGAATGCCGGGTTCACGATGTCGAGCCTGAGCTTCTGCCGCATCGACATGTTGACGTTCAGCTTGTTGGGCATGATGACGAGGTTGTAATCCGCCGGCGTCGAGAGGAAGACCCCGCTCGGCAGGTTGGTCCCAGGATCGACTTTCTCGACGTTCTTGATCACGATCACGGGCAGCGGGAGGCCGCTCACGTACTGCTGGATCGACGTCGGGGCCGGGTCGCTCGTCGTCTGCTCGAAGAGAAAATTCTCGTCCTCGAGCGCGTTGATCCGGACTTCCTTCTCCTCGAGGCCTGAGAACTTGAGGTAAAAGTCGACCTTGCCGCCGATGTGGACATTCGTGACCGTTCCGAACGAGTCGTCCCCGAGCACGAGCCCCGTGCCGCTCACCCGGTCCCGGCGCATGAGGTAGTAGGTGAAATCCGCCGTGATGACCGTGCCCGCGCCCGGAGCCAGGGTGAACGTCACGACTCCGAAGAAATCTCCGCTCACGAGACTCGCGTCGAGCGCGTCCGTGCTGTACTTCGCGTGGAGTTCCGGCGGGACGGCGGCGTTCACGATCGTCGCCCCAGACGGAAGCAGCGCAAACGCCGCCGAACTCGGACTCGTGGCGGTGTATCTGGCATGGACGTTCGGAGGAGCCTGGGCGTTCACGAGCGTTGCTCCCGCCGCCGTGAGCGTGATGACGCCCGTTGGTAGGCTGATCGTGTAATGGGTCGTGAGCGTAAGAAGCACGCCACCGGCGAAGGCCGCCCCGGCCCTCACTTCGATGGCGGGGGAGCTCGCGACGGGGAAGAAATCCACCGCCGGAAGAGGGCCAGCCACGACCGGGCCCGTCGCCACAAGCTCATCCAGGATCGAGACCGTCTGGCCAGCTACGTAGTCCGTACCGGCAACAAGGGGCGTGCCCCCAATGAAGGAGGTTCCGGCCGACAGGAAGAGGCTTGCCGTCGTGTACGGGAAAAAATCCAGGAGCTTGAATCCTGGCGTGATGCCAGGCCCCGTGAGCACGAGCTCATCCGGAACCGCCAGGAAGACGTCGATCGACTCAGGAATCACGTCCTCCGTTTCGGAGAGCTGGAACATCGTGTCGACGCCATCACCGATCCCGACCGCCTCGGCCTTGATCGTGTGCTTGTCCCCGAACCCGATCGGCAGTACGTCCAGGAGTCTCGGGAAGTTCTCCAGGAGGATGAGCTTCGCGCCGGGCTTGTTGATCAGGTTCCTGAACGTGATGGCGATCGTCAGGCGTTCGACGAGCTGTGCGTTCGTCTCCTCGTCGATCCCGCCGGTGAACGCCGCGGGGTTTGTGATGTCGACGATCGTGTCGCTCGCGACGAGAAGGTCTGTCACGAGGTCCGAGGGCACGTTGCCATTCGAGCCGGCGAGCTCCGCCTCCGCAGGAACGTCCTGGAAGAAAAGATCCCCGAACGTGTTGAGCTGGAGCCCAGAAGACGTGATCGTGACGTCCACGGTCGACAGGAAGCGCACGCCGTTGGACGCGATGAAGATCGTCCCCTGGGGGACGAATTCGTCGACGGGTTCGCTGAAGAAGAGACGGACCGTGCCGGTCGCCTTCGCGCCGGTCTTCCGCGTGATGAAGAAGTTCGCGGCCAGCCGGTCGAGATCGTCTGGATCGAGATCCTCGGCGCCCTGAAGCGAGAGGTTCGCCCGAATGCTCAGAATTTCGTCCACGATGGGCTGGAAGACGACCGTGAACGGCTTGATGAAAAGGTCGCGGATAGCCGTCCCCTCGCCGACCGCAATGTCCGGGTTGAACTCCTTGAGCTTCGCTTCCAGAAAATCCGTCAGATTGTCTGTAAACTCGGCGGTCATTACCGGTCTCCGTTTTTCTTGAGGTACTTGATGGCCTTGCGAAGCCTTCTTGGGTCATCCCGCATAAAAGCGAGCGCGCAGTTGCACCCGCTGCACAGCAGCCCACGCACGTTACCGGCGTTGTGGTTATGATCGACGAACAGCCTGACCCCATTCGGGGGTTCTGCACGACAAATGGCGCACTTTCCACCCTGCGCCTTCAACCTCGCATTATAGGCGACCTCGGTTAAGCCGTACTTATGCTTCAGGTTTGCGGCCCGCGCTTTGCCCGAAGCGTGCCAGTACCGCCCGTACCTCCGAACGTATCGCCTTCTTTTCTGGAAGCGAGAATACGAAATCATCCTCTCGCTGTTGCATCCCTTGCAAGTAGGCGCGTAATCCGCATCCCTTGGTCCACCGCACCTTGTGCAAGTAGACCCCATTACGCGCCCAGGCTTTCGGGCCTCAAGCCCTCTGGTACGCTTGGCGCGGAACCGATCGAGCCACAGCCGGACAGTCAGCCGAGACAGGGAGAATCGCCTTGCGATTGCGCGCAACCTTACGCCGGCGGCCGCGCACAGAACGATACGTGCGCGCACAGCTTGGTCGCGCTGACGTCTCGCGAGACGCGAGAGGTCCGTCCTCTCCGATTTAGAGAGAATTGGGATTCGATCGCTGACTAGACGCGGCATCTATTTGCCTTTGAGATATGGCGTTATATCGAAGGACACTCTTTCTCCAGCCAACGACGAAACCGAGATCTCGATGATCCATTCAGCGGAAGCGGGGAGGTACTCCACGCGCCGCGTGATGATGTCCTGAAGGCGCTCGTCGTCGGGAATGACCTCGGCGGACTGGATGTCCTGAATCTGCCGCTCCAAGTCCTGAAGCGACGCCATGACGTCCATCTTGATGAGCTGCACGCCGGACTGGGATACGCCCCTCTTGAGGAGCGACGGGATCACTGTCCCAAGCTCCGGCGAGAAGTGGTCTGTCCCCGGCGTCGTCAGCATGATCTTCATGACCATCTGGACGAGCTTGAGGATCCCGGAAACCAGCTTCGACCGTTTTCCCAGCGTAAAGTCGACGTGTTGCTGCCGGAACGGTCCCTGCTGCGGGAGTTCCGTGTACCTGATGATCGACAGGTCTTTGCTCATGCCAGGAACGTCTCCGTCGTGATTGGATCGAACTCGTCCTCGTCGAGACCCGAGAACGTCTTCGTCGCCTCGTTCACGAGGCGCCTGTTTTCCTCGTCCTCCGAAAGAGCGAGGAACGTCGCGACGTCCTCGCGCTGCTGGAAATCCATGCTGAGCACCGTCGCCCGGTGCCTGGCGTAGACGTTCGCATACACCAGCGTGAGCTGGTCTTTCTCGTTCCCGTCTGGAAGCTGGGCGACGCGCTCGCGAATGGCGTTGGCGAGCTCGCCAGGCTTCGTGGATTCCGAGAGCGAGAGCTCCGTGATCTGATCGAAGCTCTGCCCCATTCCAACCTCGCGCGCCGCGTCGAGGCCGGTGTCCTGGAAGAGGTCAAGCGCCCCGGTCACGCGCTCGGGCAGAGCGGCCGTCGTCGTCGCGAAGAGACCCCGAAACGCGTCCGCGAATCCGCAGGTGTTCGTCAGGAAAAGCGCGAGCGGCGTCAGGATCGCTCCGAGCGCGCTTGCTTCCGATGCGAGCTCGGCGCCGGAGTTCCTGGTGAAACACGTCTGGGAGGTCGAGGAGAACGTCGGGATCTGCGTCTCGAGTGCCGCGAAGAGGGGCGTCGTATCGTTGGCGGCCAGACCCGCGGTGTAGGTGTCATACCCTGTCTTCAGCGGGCCGATCACGGGGTCCGTCACGTCCACGACATCTGTCGCGGGCTGGATATTGCAGATGAACGCCTTGATTGCCTGGAGCGAGCCCGCCATCGTGAAGTTGGCCAGGAGCTTCGAGCGGGCGTCTGCCGAGAGCGAGGAAAGCGCCTCAAGATCGCGAAGGATCCGGTTCAGGTTGATCCCGCTCTGGCTCAAAACGCGGCTCTGGATCGCGTTGAAGAGCTTCCCGAAGGTCGCGCTGGCGATATACGCCGGGACGAACCCCTTGACGCTGTCGGCGATGCTGGGGATCTCGCGGGCGATCTCCTGAAGCCGACGAAGGCGTCCGTCGATTGTTTTCCTGAGCCGGTCAAACTCGACGAACTTAGAGGTCCCGAACATGACCGTGTTCGACATCCCGTCAATGAGCGCACAGAGTTCCGAAACTTCGGCTGGGTCGTACCGTCCACGGACCGAGAACGTGTCCCGCACGACCTTGTAGGCGTCGATCACGGATTTCTGCTGCTCGGTCGCAGCCTGATAATACTGCTTGGTCGCCGCGTCGATCTGAGCGTAGTTCAAGGTCGACTGGAGCGACAGCAGGCTCGTCACGTCTGTCTGGATGGAAGTGATGATCTCCTCGGCCTCCTTGCAGAGGTTCGTCAGGTCATTCGAGGCTTGGTTGACGTGCGCGTAGGCTTGGAGCGGGTCCACGTAGAGCGCGTCCCCGCCGAGATTCTGGACGATCTGGAAGAGCTGCTGCGCCGGGATGATGTCCTCGAGACGCACATTCGCGCCCAAGAATCCGTCGACCGCGGAGCCCGACGTCAGCCCCGTCCCGAAGACGTCCCCGAAGGCGTCCCGTTGGATCGAGTTCTGCAGGACGGGCGGGATGGAGATCGCGTTGATGAAGTCCTGGTTGAACTCGGCCGCGAAGTCCGGCACGGCCTCGAAGAGCTCGCCCGGCCCCGTGATGGCAGCCGTCGCGGCATTCGTGATGTTGTTCTGGACGGACGTCTGCACGCTCCCTACGGACTGCTGGATCGAATCGAGAGCTTGGATGTTCTGGAGAGCCGCCTGAGAGAATTGAGACAGGGCATCCGGAAGCGGCAGGACCATCAGGGCATCCTCCCGCGGATCTTCTCCGCGATCTTGGCCTTGAGCTTCTTCACGCGCTCGCGCGTCGCGCTGACCCGAAGCGCGATCTCCTCCTCGGACAGGCGCGGCTTCCCGGCCCATCCCGTCAGGTGCTCGAAGACCACCTTTTCGCGCGGGGACAGCTCGTAGTAGATGTAATTCAGGATCTTCTGGGCGTCGTTCGTGGCTGTGAAGCTGAAGTCGACGTCCTGAATGGCTGTCTCCGGGACTTCGCGCGCGAGCTCGCGCTCCATGCGCTCGACTTCCGGAAGGGACCAGTTGAGCTCGTCCGCAAGCTCCGCGGCGGACGCCTGCCGGCCGAACTTGGATCCGAGCTCCCCCTTGACGGCGTTGTAGGTGCCGATCTGCGTGATCCTGTGCTCCGGGATCCGCCCGACGTTCTGGTGCTCGTAGACGAAGCGGTTGACTTTCTGCATGTAGTTGGTGACGTGCGTCCCCAGTGAAGCGCCTGCCTTCGGGTCGTACGTCTTGAAGGCGTGGAGCGCCTGCTTCATAGCCTCGGCCTTGATCGTCGAAGGCGGAAGCGGCACGGACTCGAAGCGTTTCACGGTCACACCGATGATCGGCTGGACCGACTCGATAAGCCTTCCAAGCGTGGTCTGGCTGCCGCTCGATTTCCACTCTTTCCAGAGCGCGAGCTCCTGCCTTTTTTCCTCCGCGCTGAGCGCGGCGTCTTTTTCGAGATCTACGCTCATCGGGTCTTCTTCCAGTTCGCAAGCAGGAGCGAGTCGGTCTTCTTCAAGCCGTCCAGGAACGCGGCGTCCCGCGAGATCGCCCCGGTGTCGATCTTACTCGAGATCGACGCCGCGGCAAGAAGCCCCTCGACGTTGTTCGGCAGCTTCGCGAAGTAGTCCCCGCGCGCCGAGTACTTGATCTCGGCGCCCGTCTCGGACGTGATCGTAACCGTGTCGACCAGTCTGTTCTCCGAGTCCTCGTATGTGGCGGTGAGCGCGAGGCCATCCCCGCTTCTGGCGAAACGCACCGTGCCGGACGGAGGAAGCGCTGGCGGGGGCGTGAATCGGGTGATGGTTTCCAGTTTCAGGCTCTTCGCCGCCGAACGGATTTCAAGCTCCTTATCGACATCGGATGTCGCTTCGGCCACGCGCGTGCTCGCAGGCTTCGGAGCTGTCGCCGCCGGCGCAACGGCGGTTCCTTGAGAAATCGTGCTTCGCGTCTGGAGTTCGTCCGGATCGTCCGAGCGGGCGACGGTTGCGACCTTGAACGCCGCCGCGGAGTACTCGAGCGCCGCCTGGAAACGCGCGTCAGAGAAGGACGAGAAGACGAAGGTGTTCCCCTGCCGCTTCGCGCCGAGTACCCCGAACGCCTGATCGATCGAGGCGATGTTCCTGCGCGTGAACCCGAGCGCAAACCGCTCGCGATCCTTGGCCGCATAATAGAGCTTCCGGATGGTCCTGGCCGCTTCGATCTGCGTCCTGGTCGACGATGTGTCGTAGGCCATAATGGAATCGGCCGCCCGGATCCCCGGCTTCGACCGGTCGGTCTTGTTCTCCGGAAAGAGCACCTTGTAGACCTGGTCGCCGACCTGGGTCGGCAGATAGAGGTCATTGATCCATCTGGGAAAGACCGTCTGACCTGGGGCGTTCCTTGCGGATTCGGCGAACTCAACCTCGTCTGTTCTGACGAATGAGAGCTGGATTTGCGTGTCCGCGACGCCGTTCGCGTCGATGATGTGTGTGATCGTGTCGACTTCGCCGAAGAAGTTCCGGTGCGGATCCACGATGAGCGCAGGGAAGCCGCATACGAGCTGTGGGGAGAACTCCATCGTGAGCTGGGCCATCCGGTCCTTGTGCTGCTGGAGCGCGAGCTTGTAGTTGGCGACGTTCGAGAGATACGTCTTCAGCGCGTTTGGGTCGATCCCTTTCGCCTTGGATACCTCGACTTGCGCCTGTGAGAGGTAGTCGAATGCGAAGACAATCCCCTTGATGTCCTCCCGAGAAGAGCTCGAGACGCCATCCGCCTCCGTCAGGATGCTCCGATTCCAAAGGCTTGCGGCCACCTGCTTCGGCTTCTGTCCAGTCGTCGACACGGGTACGACCGCCTGTAGGCTCTTAGCCTGATCTCTCGCTCGCGTGAGCTCCGACTCTTTGGCGGAGATCTGATTCGTCAAATCTGTGACACGTTGTTGCAGGGCCGTCTTCGACTGCTGGTTCAAGGCGTTGTCCAGGAGGCCGACCTCAGCGACGCGCTGCTCATTCCGAAGATCGACCAGCTCTTTTTCGAGTTTCGCGATAGTTCGGTCCGTCGCCGTATCCGACGCTTCCTGCTCGAACTTCCTAGCCAGAGGAGTCGGCGCGATGAACATGAACTGCGACGGCGCGAACTGCTGGAGCTGATCCTGCGCCAAAGATTCGAGAACCCCGAAGGCGGACATGATGAGCCGGGTCGGCTCCGCGAGAAAGTCCCTGCCGATGCTGAACGTCTTGTACTGACTCGGGAAGATCACGTTGAACGTGGGCGGCGCCGTCCACCAGGTGTACGGCTTCAGGAGAAGCGACATAAGCGTCGCCCCCTTCGACACCTCGAACGAAGAGCCGGAAGTTCCAGTGCCGCTGATGGCCTTCTGAATGTAGGGCGCGGCCGTGATCGCCACGGGGAAATAGAAGACCAGGGACATCAGCATCGTATAGAGGTCCCAGACCGTCGAGAACTCCTTGAGGTTGGCCATGTTCTGCTTCACGAGACTCGCGAGCTGCGACGCCTCGAGAAGCAAGCGCGACTTCGTGTCCGGCAGCGCGACGATCTTCTCCGAGATCTTCGTCCGCTGCTCGAACTCGTTGAAGAACGTGTTGATCGTGGACGCTTTGCGGGCGATGTCACGAAAGGCTGCGCCAACACCGACTCCAGCCGTGTCATTCTGAATGGCCTGCAGGATCTCCGGGTTGAGACCCGTGCTGATGTTGATGATCGCGAGCTTGATCTGGTCCGGCGACGGTTGTCCCGAAGTCCCCTGGCCCGTGAACGCCGAAATCACGTTCGCGTACGGCGTGAAGAAGTCCCCGTAATAGCGCACGTATGTCGTCGTGAGAAGATTGGAGATGTCGCGCGCGACGATCTTGATCGATCGCCCATCCACCGCCTTCGCGTAGTCGAACTTGACGAATTCCCCCTCGAAGAGGAGGCGCGCGACCCCGTCGGGGTCTTCGTTGTCTTCGTAGAAGACGTGCACGAGCGTTCTCGGAAGAACGCCAGTCCGCTGAACGAATTCGCCGGTCTCAGGATCCTTCTCGAAGCGCTCGAAGAACTCCTCCGAAGGAGGAACTTCGATCACGGCCGCAGCGGGTGCCCCAATCGACGTCTGGACGGTGATCCGGTAGGCGGGTATCTCGACGCCCTCCAGAAAGACCCTCGGCCGTATGATTCGTCCAAGCATTTCACTTGCAGAGATTCACTCTGTTCGCAGAGTCGTTCTTCGCAGCTTCCGCGCCTGCAGGATTCCCCTGCATGATGGCGACCGCCTGTCCAAGAAGATCCTTGAACGTCACGAGCTGGTTCGCCATGTCCTTTTCGGTGTCCCGCATCACGAGGAGATTCAGATAGTCCGCCACGTTAACCCCGACGTTCCTGAGCGCCTGGTCGAGAGCCGTGATCGAGGTCACGCTTGAGAACTTCGTAAGCGCGAGCTCCTGAAGGATCAGGTTGCGATCCGCCTGATTCTCCGGGAGCTTCTCCTGGCCCGAGATGAAAGCGGTGACCTTATTCTTGCAGGCTTCAGTCACCTTAGGCGTCGCGGTCGTAACAGCGGTGCCCGCGTCGTTGACGGCCGATGTGCGCACGCTGGCGAGCGTCGGGACCGTATACTGCTTGTCCGCTCCTCCGAAGTACGTGCGATTGACAGGCAACGATGGGACTTCGATCAACGAGCCGGTATTCTTGATTCCGCCTCGCAGCACCCGAACTCGCCTGGCGGATGTGCCGAACGCATCAACAACCGTCGTCAGTTTTGACGCATCCGACAAGTTCGTCACTTGGCCCGGGCTGAGGCGGGATACCCCGAATCCGTGAAGCGTCTTGTCGGGCTCATCGAATGACGAGCCGTTGATCGGGTTCGAGATGCCAACGATGTACCGGGACGGATTCCTGGAGCCCATGGGCGTGAAGAGATAACTGAACCCGCTCGGCCCATTGATCACCATGTAGCGGGTTCGGTAGGCGACGCCATTCAGATCCCGCACCCGCAGATTCTGATCATGCGCCCGGTCACCACCAAGGACGAGCTCGTTATCGAACAGTGTCTTCTCGAAATACACCGCCTCCTGTTCCTGCCCTGAGGACGCCGGAAGGCGCACGGTGCCAGCGATCGTATCGCATGACGTGGCCTGCGGCGTCGCTCCGGGAATCGCCTCGACAGCGATGCCGGTAACGTAGACGCTGAGACTGAAGACGAAGCGCGTGTATCCCAGCGGCGCTTCGGCGCCAAAGCCAGTGAACGACGAGAATCCGCCGAGAAGCTCCTCGTTGAGAGGAACGAGTTCCGCGCTGACTCCGGTCCTCGCGACGATCGTTGACATGAGGCCGCATGATGCGATCCCGCTGGACGCTGTGGCCAACACCGACTGGACGGATGCCGGCAGGGTCGAGAGCGCCACAGTCAACGCTCCGAGCTTGAGCGAATCGACGTACTGAAGTGCATTGGGCTTTCCGCCAAGCGTGCTTGAGTTCGCCAATGCCTGGATCTCCGGGAACAACTGGTTCGTGTTCGGATTCGTGATCAGGCAGAAGGACGCCGCGTAGAGGCGGATCAGGCGCGCCGAGTTGAACTCCGACTTGTTGGCAAGGAAGACCTTCAGCGCCGAAACCGTCAGTTCGTTGACGACGCTTGCATTCGCCGCGTTGATGTCAAAAGTTCGGATTGCCTCCGTCTCGGAGATCAGGGTCGTCAAGAGTTTGGCGTCCGCCGAAGCGTCGAGCACGAAGCTCTTTCCCTCGCATCCTTTCTTCAGATCCTTGACCTTCGCCCAGTCGACAGTGAGCGCTGTACCACCGGAAGCGGGGACAGGTGTCGCGATCCTGCATTTCGAGTCGCGCTTCAGGTGGTTGGCAAGAAGACCGAGGTCTCCAGCGATCCCGCTTTCTCCGCCAATCGCGCTGGCGAACTCCGTCGAGAAGCTCTCTGCGGCGGCGACGGCGTCCTTGAGCGTAAGCTCCTCGATCGTCAACGCACTTGACGTCAAAAGAAGGACGGCCTCGCGCCCCTTCAGGTTGTTGGTGTCGACCGTCTTCACGCCAGCCGCCAGAAGGGAGGCTGTCCTTGGAAGAAAATCACGGTCGATGAAGTCGATCAGGATGTCGTGGTCGAGCGTCCCAGCCTCGGTCGCCTGGCCCTGACCCCGATACGCGTTCAGAGCATCGAGGGATTTGTTGATCATGACCTGCTTCAGGTCCGATGACGGCTCGTCGCCAGGCATCGCGTTATTGACCGAAAACGCGAACAGCGGCCCCTGCTCAAGGACGGCGATGTTCAGAACGTCCTCCACCGAGCTTTCTCCAACCATCGGAAGCTCCGGATCGATGGCCCGAGAGAACTGGAACTCCGTGATTCCACTCGGAGCATTCTTTGTACTCGCGGAATTCACGACCTTGCCGGTCCTGATTGCTGGAATTTCGCCGAGGATCCTCTTGCCGGTTACGAGAAGCGTGAAGTTGAATTTCACCGCGGATTCGACGGTCGAGTTCTGTGAGAGGCCCGCCGAGAGGATGAACCCCTCCCGAACCACGTCGTCGTAGAGGAGATACGCTCTCGCCCGGAGCTGGGCGCATTTCGTTCCGCGAAGGAAGTTCTCGTAGTTGTCGAGGAACTGGTTCCTCCATTGGAGGTTGGAGCACGCGTTGAAGAGAGTGCCCGAATAGGTGAAGATCTCCGCGCGCTTCCCGAAGAAGAAGACGTTGAAGTTTCCGAACGTCTCCTGGAGCTGGAAGCGTTCGGCCATCTGCTCCTGAACGTCCTCGAGAATGAACTCCGTGGACTCCAGAAGTACCTCAAAACGCGAGAAGCGAACATCAACCTCGATCGGAAAGCTGAGCTTCCCGAAGCCGCCCGGGACCTGCCCCTTGAGCTGGCTGAACCGGTCCGGGCGCACGATCCTGAGCGTGGCAATGGATTTCTGGTCCTGCGGCTTCGCCTTGAAGAGGAGCGAGTTGTCCGGCTCGTTTCTCGCGCGCCGGTACTGCTCGAGCGTCATCTCGGAGAGGAACTGGCTGAAGTCCGGATCCTCCGAGAGCACGGACCTGAAGAGGACGCCGACGCAACCGGGCGCGACTCTTCGCGTTCTCGCCACGTCCGGAGGAGTGCTCCGCACGAGCGCATCCAGGTGCGTATCCTGGTTGGCCGTGACGTAGTTCCAAAAGATCCTCATCCGCGCCATCGCTTACCCCGCCATCGTTTCTCTTGGACTCGCCAGGCGCGTCATGATCGGGACCGCGGGAGCCATCGCCTTCATGGAGATCATCGGTTCCGGATAGCGCCTGGACTCCGACACAGAGCGGAACCCCTGAAGACTCATCGGATCCTTCGGCGTCATCCAGTCGCCTTCACCGGAGAACTGTATCGGCCCGACGCTGATCGGGCTTCTGGACTGCATCGTTGTTCCCGCCAGCCTCCGGTCGATGTTCGCCAGGTGCTCCTGTGAGGCCTGAAGCGGCGGAGCGACCGCGTTCGAGATCGATCTGGAAATGTCGTCGAGGGGCTTTCCGAGCGCCTCTTTGATCTCCCGCGTAAAGACGGTGAATTCGCGAGCAAGACCCGTCTGAGCGGTCGCCACGGCGCCCTTGACCTCCTTGTCGAACTGCTGACCCGTTTCCTCGAGACGCTTGCGTTCCGCCTGCTCGATTGGTGCGCCGGCCACGAGCGCGCGACTCTCCGCCTCGCCCACGCCGAAGACGCGCTGCATGATGAATTGGCGCGTCCCGTCGGTGACTTCCATGTTCGCCTGTCGGAGGATGTCGTCGGTGAGCCCGCGAAGCATCTGGCCCTGCTGCTGCATCATGTCGCCCTGGAGCTTCCCCTGGTTGGCCAGGAGCGTCAGCATCTTCGTCGTGCCGCCAGCGCCAGTCCCAAGCTGCTGGGAAAGGCGCTCCGCCATCGCCCCGAAACTGAGGCGGCCGGACCCCATCTGCTCGAGAGCGCGCTCGTTCATCATCGCGCGGCCCGTCGTCGGATCGGCCTGGCCGAAAGCAAGTGCCATCGCCCGGAAAACCGGTTGGCGCTGGGTCGCCGCGAGCGTTGTCGTCAGGCGCTGCGCCGCTTCCGCGGGGGAACCCCCAAGGAGCGCGATGTCCTCCGTCGAAAGCTGGCCCGTGCCAACGAGACGATTCACGGTGGCGGCCTGCGCCGAGAACGTATTCATCATCGCCTGAGGGCTCACGCCCATCTGCGCTCCGACCTGTCCCATCTCAAGCTGGCGCTGGGCGATCTCGCTCGGGTCGACGAATTCTCCGAGCTCCATCATCTGCTGGGCAAGGACCCGGGATTCGCGCATCATCCGCTGAGCCCGGGCGGGATCCCCGACGCCCACGCGCCGGAACCCTCGGAAGAGCTCGCCGGCCGCCTGGACTCCTTCTGGCCCGGTGAGCTGCATCGTGAACATCGTCTCGGTGATCGCCTGCTCGGCCTGCGCGAAGCGCTGCTGAAACCCGGCGACGTCTCCGCGCTGGACGCCGCGAAAGAAGCCGGCCTTCACCGCGGCCGGAAGGACGTTGTTGAATTCCTCCGGCGAGAAGATCGAGCGCACCGACTGCTGGCGCATGAAATTCGACATCGTCGAGCGCTGTTCGTCGTTGAACGTGTTCCAGCCGAAGACCTGCTGAATGCGAGCCCGATCAGCCATCCGCTCCTGAACGTTAGAAATGACGGGCGCAAGCGCGGTGTCCGCCAGCATGGACCCGGCGATCCCGCCGATGATCCCGCCGACGACGGGAATCGGTATGAGAGCCTGGCCGACTGCGGCCCCTACCATGCCAGCCGCCAGCGAGGCGGTTCCGCCAATCGCGGACGTGGCCGCGTTCTGAGCCCGCTCGTTGAGCCGCTGCATCGCTACGGCTTGGAACTGGCTTGGGAAGACACCTGCGGGAGCGCGAGAGAGCCCCATGACGGCAGAGATTTCCTGCCCGAACGTCTGAGGCATCCCAGGAACGCCAGCGAGCGTGGTCGACGCCACGCCCATCGACGGCATCGCCATCTGCGCCGAGAACGCTCCGGACAGCGCCTGCTGTCCTGCGATGAGGTCGCTCGAGAGCCTATTCGCGGCTGCGCCGGCGATCTCGCCTCCTCCGGCAACCACACGCCCAGCCTGGCCGAGGCCCTGGCTGACGACGTCGCGGACGGAGGCGAGCTGGGACGCCAGGCCTTGCGTGTCGAGTTCAACGCGATACCTGAAAACGTCCTGTACTCCACCGGCGCCGTCGGGCATTTACTTCTTCTCCTGGATGTCCAGCTTGAACCAGTCCTCGTGCCCCTTCATGGGGACGAGGGCGATCGTCTTCTTCGAGAACTCCGCGAGCTCCTTGGCTTTCTGTTCGATCGTCAGCTCCTTCTTCCCCGCCATCTCCGGGAAGGTGTCGTCCATGAACTTCATGAGGAACTCGGACGCTTTCTTCTGGTCGCTTCCTGCGAATACCTGCGCGGTAAGCGCGTGGAGAGCTGCGAGACGCTCCTGCTCGAACTTGACCATGAACACCGCCCGCTCGATCGGGCTGAGCTTCTCGACCCGGACTCCCCTGAGCGCCAGAGATGCCTTGAAGTTCGCTTCAGGGGAGCTCAGGATTTTTTTGTGAGCTCTGCCACCCCCTTCCCGACGAAGAGCTCGTCGATCCGGTCGTTGAACTCGAGGTACGCCAGCGACAGACGCCCGATGACAGCCGATGCCATCGACCGGAACTTCTTCAGGCGCTCGGCGAAGTCTGACGGCATCACGGAGCCGTTGACGGACTCGATCGAGTGAGCGAGGTTGTGGTAGGTGATCTCGGTGTTGTACTGCGCGGTCGTCGTCTGCGGAGTCACCTTGACGGCCTCGTTGATGCGGTCGACCTCCTCGCCCGTCAGCGACTTGAAGCTCGCGACGATCTTGTCGCTGATCCAGAGCTTCGCGCGCAACGTTCCCTTCGTGAAGAGTTCGGTCTCGTTGAACTCCCCGACCGGCTCGAAGCGGAGCGTGTACGGCCTCTTCTGGGGAGGGGCGGGCGGCGGGGCCTGGGTGGGCGGAGCGGAGACGGCCTGAGTGGTTTCCGGCATGGCGTGACCCTTTCTTCTTGACTGACCTGTCTATCCTGTATTGGATGGCCTCATGCTGAAGCCATCCGTCAACTTCATCGCCCACGTCGACCTCGCCAACCTCTTCGAGGTCTTCGTCATTCCGGCGCCTGATGGCACCCGCTTTCAATTCTACCCATACCCTCCGCTCAAGGACTCTTTCCCCGAGTACTGCGCCAAGCGCTTTTCCGGCCTTGGGGAGCCCGCGGAAGCCGTCTTCCACCCCGAGACGGGCTGCTTCGACGCCTTCTTCCGCGGACTCCGCTTCCAAGATCCAGAGGATGCTCTTCGCGCCCTTACGGCACGATGAGGTCGGCCCAGGGCTGCTTGCGCTCGCGGCGGATCGTGACGGCCGTGATCGGGCCGCCGATGACCGTGAGCGTGGCGGTCGCCAGGACGTACTCCGTCGCCGCGTTCACGAACGGGATCTGCCCGTCGACGCCGAGAACGACCGTCGCCACCCCGTCCGGGTCGCGGAAGGACCCGCGCCGGCGGGCGCGGTGGTCGGCCGTCGCGGCCTCGAACTCGGGGTTCGCGTCGTCCGTCTCGGCCGCGGTGATCGCCGCGTCGATCGCGGTCTTCTCCGCGGTCGTGATCTTGAGGGCGCGGATCCGGTCGTGCTCCATGTCCAGCGTGAAGAGGAGCGCGTGAGTCGCCGGGTCGAGCGTGGAGTACGCGCCCGTGAGGCTCTCGAGGTTGAGCGCCGCGTCGAAGAGGGACGTGAGGGCGGTCTGCGCCTTCACGTAGTTCTGCGTCGAGAGCTTCGGGTCGGTCGCGAAGCGGATCTGCTCGCCGTCCGGACCCGTGGCCAGGCCGCGCGTCACCCAGACGCTCGACGAAACGGGCGTCGTCAGCGACAGCTTGAATCCGCTGTCCACGCCCACGCCGTTCGTCACCGAGTGGTTGAAGTTCCGGCGGTCGACGCGACGCGCGTTGACCATCGGTTTCACGTTGTGCGTGCGGGCCTGCTGCTCCAGGAATGATTCGGGCATGGTCTAAGCCTCCTCTTTGTCTCGTTACACGATCACGCCGCTGGCGACGTCGGCGCCCGTCTTGGTGGCGGTCGGCGTCGCGCCGATGTCGATGGGGACGATCCTCTCGAATTGGATCGTCGTGCCCTCGGCTACGAGGGTCGAACTCGCGTTCACCGTCATCTGGTGGTTGTTGATGAACGCGTTCTCCAGATAGAAGCTCCCGTACGGCCGGTTGCAGTCGTCCTTCAGGATCATGAGGAGCCCGAAGGGCCGGTCGAAGAGGTCGCTGTTCAGGTTGATGAAGAAGTCGACGAAGCCCGGGACTTCGTTGATCGGGCACTGGAAGAGTTCGTTGAACGAGCTCGTCGGTGTCTGCGCGATCGGGAAGACCCTCGGATGGATCAGGCTCGCAGGGTAGTAGGCGTAGAGCGCCCTCAGGAGGTTCGGCCCGTTGAAGAGCGTCCGCGCGAGCGAGATCTGGGGCACCACGCGGCCCGGGACGTAGAACTGCCGCTTCGAGCCGATCTCGAAGAGGATCTGGAGCTGCCGGTTCGACACGATCGTCATGTTCTCGACGATGCCGATCGGAAAGAGGTACACGGCGCTCGTGCGCTGGGTCTGGCTCTGGGGCACGCCCTGGAGCGTACCGGGCGACACGATCCGCGGCGGGCCGGCGGCGATGAGAACCGTCGCGGCGTTGATGAAGTCCTGGGGCTCGAGCTCCCGCTGGACGTGTTGCGTGCGGAAGTTCCAACGCGCCAGGCCCTGGATCGATTCGTTCTGTGCGCCCATATCCTGTCTTCCTGTCTGACTAGATGATCCTCACCGTGATCGTGATCCGGTTCGCCGGGGCGAAGAGTTCGAGTTCCTCGACCACCAGGAGCTGGTCCTTGTTGATGGTCGACTGCTCGATCGAGATGATCTGGGTCTTCGGGCCGACGAACCCTCCGGCCTGGAGTTCCCTGTTCACGCCATTGATGCCAGGCCGGACCATGTTGTCGATGAAGTCCTCGTTGATGTTGAACCGACCAGCGATCGCCTGGAGGTTGTTGCGGAGGTGCTTGGCGTAGAAGTCGGCCATCTGCACGATCGAGCACTCCCGCGTGTTCACGTTGGTGACATCGGTCGTGATCCAGTTCCGCATGACGACGGGGCTCGTGTCCCTGTCCTGGATGAAGACCGTGACTCCGCCGGCGGCCATGATCCCGAAGTGCGTCTCCGTGAACTTCCGGATGTGCCGGATTCCCGTGAAGCCAGGAATCGGCACGTTCGCGATGGGCTGGTTCGGAGCCAGAGCCGACACGAGTCCAGCGAGCGCACAGTTCAGGAAGAAGGGCTCGACTTCCGTGCCGTCGTCGGCGATCGCCACGTCCGCGAAGGTCACTGTGATCCGGCGGCTGAAGTAGCCCTGCCCGACCGCCGCGACATCCTTGGCGATCTCGAAGTTCGTGAGCTCCTGACTTTCGACGGTATATGAGATCCCCGTGATCGTCGAGAGCTCATAGTCCGCGCTCACCACGACCCCGAGGCCCGGGGCTGTGACGAACGTGATGAGGCCTCCGGGCGTCGTCGTGTAGTCGGTCGACGACTGCTGGACGCCGTTCAGGTAGGCGATCACGCTCGACGGAATGACGTTCGCCGTGTCGGTCACCTGGAAGGCAACCTGCGCGCCCGTGCCGGTCCCGGCGGGGATCCCCGTCCTGAGCGTCCCCTGGGTCACCGCCTGAACGACCGAGAGCGTCGTCTGCGAACTCACGCCCGCGACGATGAGCTCCGTCCTCGGAACGTCCGCGAGCTCGACCGACGTGGGCGAAACGAGCCGGATCACCGACCCGACCGGCACGCCATTCGTCACGAACTGCGCGTTCGGATCGGTGAAGGTCGTGGAGCCGACGTTCATCGAGCCCGTGTTCGACTGGCTCTGGAAGATGTGACGGCTCACCGCCTTGTGCGACACGTAGACGCGGCGCTCGTGCATCGAAAGCGGATCCGAGAGCGCGTCCGCGTGAGCCTTGTAGGTCTGGTGAATGGCCGGGTTCGTCGTGAGCGGGACCATAGCGTAGACCTCTTCGCCCTCGAGGACGTCGAGCGCCTGCTGGTGGTCCGTCAGGGAATCCTGGTCCTCGACCATCATGCCGAAGACGGTCTTGTCGGTGGCGCCGAGTGCCCGCGCGAGGCCGAACGCCAGCGGGTTGTCCGGCTGGATCGGGCCGAGCTGTTCCTCGACGGCGGTCACGTCCTCGAACTCGAGGAGGATCCCGACCTGGTCGATGCGCCGCGCGCGGTACGTGATGAGAATGTCCCCGTTCTGCGACCCGCCGCGGATGATCTTGTACTCGACTTTGCCCCCCTGGGGCGGGATCGCGGGGCTCACCGTCAACGAGTTCGTCGACGGGATCGTGAGCACCGTGTGCGCGAGCGTGTCTGTGGCGACGATCGAATCCACGAACTGAAGCTCGGTCGGGTTCGTGATGAGCTGGAGGATGTCCCCCGGCCGGATCCCGAGCGCGAAGAAATCGAGCGAGGTGTCTTCGATCGTCGTGGTCGACGCGAGGATCGTCGCCTGGCCGTTCACGGTCGTGACGTCGCGGCTCGGCTGGATGTTCCCCGGAACCGTGACAGTCGTCGCGCCGATGATCACGCCGAACCCGTTGGTGATGTCGAAGATGTCCTCGACCGTCCTGAGGAAGACCGAGACATCCGTGCCGGGCGACTGGACCTCGGCGCCCTGCCTGATCTCGGGATAGACGTACGTCTGCGCTGGCGCGTAGGAGTACGTCGCGTGCAGCTCGGTCACTCCGAGCGCGAGAAGCCCGGACGGCGTGAGCGTGATGACGCCGAGCGAGTCGACCGTGTAATCGGTGGTCGCCACGAGGAGCGTCCCCGTGATCGTTCCGACGTGGAGTTCGACCGTCGCCGTCAGAACAGGCGTGTTGTCCAGGTTGAACACGGTCGTCACGCCGTTCCCGGTCCCGACGTTCTCGTCCAGAACGTCGGTCTTGCCGGTGTAGAAACCGGCGAATTTCTTGGTCTCGATCTGGAAGGAGCTGCCGACGATGACCGGCGAGAGGGTTGGCCGGGCTGGCGCCGCCGGGGCGGCTCCAAACTCCTGGATGACCTCTACCGTGCCCGCGCGCGGCAGCGTAACGATTCCGTCAGCCATTGGCCCTTCCTCGGGTGGTTCCCGTGAACGGCGATCTGGAAACGATGCCAGTATAGCACCGTGAACTTTCGTCGTTCTCTCTTATCGGGGCGCGATGAGCGTGTCGACGACGACTCCCCTGAAAAGGTCTCTCCCGATCTCCTCCGTCGTCCACATCTCCGAGAAGGTGAACGAAAGCTGGACCGGAACCATCGCGAGCGTGATCTCGCTCGAGATCCTCTGCGGGATTTCCGGCCCGATGTTCGCCACCAGGATGTCGTGAACCCGCCCGACCTCACGGAGCTTCCTCCGGTAGAAGAGAAGGCACGCGAAAACGATGTTCGCGATCTTCTCCGCCTCGAGGCCCTCGCGCGAGTAGCACTCGATCACGACCTGACTCTGGAGAAGATCCATGAACCGGCTGCCGAAGTTCTTCGAGAAGGTCCAGCCCATAAAGTGACCGACCCCTCGGTTGGTCATAAGGAGGTTCTCCCTACGAACCACGACGGCTGGCTTCTTCTCGTAGTCCTCCTTCTTTGGAAAGATGTCCGAGATCGAGATCTTGCTCTCGACCTCGTCGTCGTTGAAGGCGAAGCGCTCGCTCCTGGAGAAGATGAACCGAAGGAACTCGAGGAGACGGTTCTTGACCTCATCGGTCATCAGGTTGTCGACGGGCGGGTCGCCGGTGGGGTCGATGTTGAGGAACGGTTCCGGCATGACTACATCCTACCACGGGCCTGATCGATCGATCTCTGGAGGATCTCGGTCATCTGCTCATTGAGCGCCCCGCCGATCGCTTTCGAGGCGCCTTCCTTGGCGCTCTCCTTCTCCTCGTCGGTGAGTTCAACGTCCGCTCTCGGAACCACGTCGATCGTCACCTGGATGTCGGCAAGAGCTCCACGCACACCGACGACAACCGACGCCTTCTGGCGCAGCGCCGCGACTTCCGGAGCGGCGTCCGCAGCGGCCTGAGCAGCCCTGGAAAGCCCCTGCATGAGATCGAACGTGAAGTCCGGGCGCTCAGACAGGTCTTCCCGCGGATCCAGCCGGAACTTGACCGGATCCATCAGGGGCCCGCCTTGAAGGTTGGAGTCGCCGCCTTCTGGCGTTTGGAGAACATCGCCTTCGGGCCTGCTACGTTGGAGGCGGCTCCAGCCCGGATCAGGCTCTCCTGATCTCGGGTCAGCGCCGCCTTTACGTAGGGCGCGCCGCGAGCTCCTTCTCGACAAGCCTCGCGAGCTTCTCGGAGGCGGATGGCTTCCGCTCGGACGCCTCCTTCTCGACGGGCTCGTGCCGGCCCCACTGGGCCGCGAGGTGCCCGATGATGTCCTGGGTCGTGAACTTGTTGTAGAGGATCGGACGCGCCGAGGACTCCTTCTCCTCCTTGTCCTTCTCCTTGGCTTTCTGGAGCCAGGGCGGGAGGTCCTTCTTCTTCTCGTCCTTCTCCTCTTCCTTCTTCTCGTCGTTCTTCTTCTCGCCCTTCTCTTCGTCCTCTTTCTTCTCCTCGTCGGCGGCGGTCTTGGAAAGATCGCCCTCGTAGCCGAGAGCTCGGGCCTGCCCGGCGAGCGCGTCCTCGAAGCCGGATTCCATGGAGACCTGCGCGAGGGCCGCGACCTTCTCATCGTCGGACGCGTTCGCCGCGAGCTTCGCGGTCTTCTCGATGATCGCCTTCATGTCCATGGTCGTTTTCTCCTCCGGAGCTCCTCCGGGAATCATCATCGACGCGCCCATCATACCGATGTTCGCCGCCGCGCCTCCCGGAGCATCGGCGGGCTTGGCTCCGACCGGGGTCTTCGCCTTTCGCCCGCCCTTCCCCTTCGCGACGGGCGATTTCATCATGACTTTTCCGCTCGGCGAAGGAGTCGCTGAAAGCGCGGCTGGCGGTGCCGCCGGCGGCATGGCCGTACGCGGGATCGGACTTGCCTGCCCGAAAACAGCCGGAGCCGTTCCGGCCCGAAGCGCCTTGAGCCTTTCGACGCCGCTCCGGATCGGCGCGGACGGACGCACCATTGGACCGCGCGGTGCCGGCAGGGACGTGATGCCCTTCCCAGCCACAACACCAGCCCGGTAGGCGCTCGGAAGGGCTTGCACGTACCCCTTCACAGCCTGACCGGCCGAAGACAACCCCCGCCCGATCGCGCCCCCACCCCTGGCGATCGCCCCGGCCGCGCGGGAGGCCACGCCCACTCCGCGCCCAGCAAGCCCGGCGAGGAATCCGAACACGGCGTCCTTTTCGATCGGTTCGCCAGTCTGCTCCTCGATGAGCTTCGCCAGCTTCTCGATGTTTGTCACAGGAGGCCGCTCCCTTCAGTCTGAACCGCCTTCGGGCTGTTCTTCTTCGGGAAGAACCCGATGAAGTCCTCCGGAGGAGCCTCTAGGTCAAGATCCACCGGAAAGAGGAACTCGGCATCGCTCTTCTCGATCTCCTCGACCTGAAGGTACTGCTGCACAGTGTACCTCTTCTCGGTGACGGTGTTCACCTGAACCACGCGCCAGCGCCGGTTCCCGCGCTCGGCGATCATGTCGTTTGGCTTGGCAAGCGGGAAGTTCGACATGAACAGGACGGTGTTGTTGACCTCCATCTTCCCGAAGTTGGCGATCTGAACCACGTTCGGCGACGGGTTCACATCCACGAAGACATGGATCGGATCGTAGAAGCCACCCTGGAACGTCGTGCCGAAGCACTCAGGACAGGATGACGAGCTCGAGCGCTTCTTCTGGTTGTCCCAGCACATCACGCAGCGCGGGCCCTGAAGGCGAATGGGGCAGTATGCGACGAGACGCCCGGTGAACCGGCGAAGAAGGAGATTGTTCCGTCGGACGATCTCGAGCGCGACAAAGTCCGGGCCATAACCGTCGAGCATCTGCACACGGTCAAGTTCCGGGTGGAGCTGGAACGCCTCGTCCGGCGTGCCCTTGGGGTATGTCTCGGAGAGACCGCTCGGGATGTGGTCGACGCGGATCCTCCACCCGATTTCGTCGAACTTGCTCTTGAGATTGACCGCGTCGATGTGTGTGAAGGTGTTGACGACGGGGCCCGAGATGTCGACGTACGGCCCGTCCGGGGATTCCGACCGGAGGACGTGAAAGCGAGAGTTGACCAGCGGTTCGTCGGACGGAACAATCGTCCACGAGACCTCAGCGGCCTTCACGGTGAGAGGCCGGACCGTGATCCGGTCGACGACATGCACGCGCTATCCCGCGTATCCCGCCGCCGCGAGGCGCGACATGAGGAGCTGGCGGATCTCTGCGCGGCGGCGTTCCTGCTCTTCCTTCCGCTTCTTCACCTCGGCGACTCCTGTCGCGGCGCCTGCGCCCGCGGCGGCGGCGGTCGCTGCGGCCATCACGGGGCGCCTCCGGATCGCGCCGACGAGTTTCTGCGCGAGGCCCTCGGCGGCGGGCGCCGCCTTCGCGACGGCTTCCGCAGGGCCGGCCGCGGCCTTCCCGGTCTCGCGGAACTTCGCCATGTGCGGCGCCTTTTTCCGGAGCATGGCCAGCCCCTTCTCCATCACGCCAGGGGCGAAGTCCGGATTGGCGCACTTGACGAGCTCGTCGCTGAAGCCGCTGAAAAGAGCGGAAGTGATCGGATCCATCGCTTTCTTCTCCCTTCTGGATTTGATAGCCGCCCTGAGCTCCTTGTGAGTGACCGTTCCCGGGGGAACATTCATGGGGCCGAGCAGCCTCGGCATAGTCGGCTTCATGCCGGCCGCCGCCTGCAAGGTCCTTGCGCTTAGCGCCGCCTTTTCCATTCGACCCCCTTAGATGAAGATCCCGTTTCGGACCAGATTCACGGAGTCCAGGCCAAAGAAGACGAGGTTCCCGCCGAAGTTGATCTGGCTGTACTCCGACGAGATTCCGCCGTACGCCTGCTCGGCGTTGATGGACTTCTTGAGGTTGGCCTTCTTGGCCTCGTAGGACTGCATGAAGATCGCGATCCAGCTCTGGTAGAGCGGGGTCTTGTCCGACGTCCTGACCGTGATCCCGCCGGACGAGTATTCGAGCTGGTTCCGGCTCTGGAGGATCCCCGCGCTCTGAAGGATCCAGTAGACCGTTGCGATCATCATGAGCGACTGCGACGGATGGCTCTCGATCGGAAAGTTGCCGATGAGGGGAGGCGACGTGTTGAAGTCGTCGAGCGCGAGCTCCAAGCAGAGCTCCATCTCAGCGTCGCTCGTCTCCTTGCCGTCGAGGAGCGCGTTGAGCGCGGGAGTGTCCCGGATATAACTCCGGACCTTCCCCAGGAACTCCGTCTTGGTCGCCGCGATGACCACGCGCTACTCCGACTTCTTGAGCCCCGTTCCGATGAGGCGCTTGAGGCCCTCGCTGATCTTCGACTCGGCGATCTCGAGGGTCGCGCCGGGCGCGATCCTGACATGCCCGCTGACGATGACGGTCTTCGTGGTGTTCGTGAGCTTCACCACCTTGTCCTGCTTTGCCTGACTGTCTGCCATGTCATTCTCCAGAAATGAAAAGGACCAGGAGTGCAGTATAGCACTCCTGGCCCTTCTTGTTCGCTGGTAGCGAACCCGGCCAGGCTTAGTCGAGCGAGGTCGGGTTGTCGATGATGAACTGGGCGCGCGAGCCGTAGCTGACGCGCGACAGGCTGAAGACGTTGCCGATGCCGACGCCGATGACCTCCCATGCCTTCCAGCGGATCAGCTCGGCGATCTTGTCGATGTAGAACTGCGTCGAGCCGAAGAGGAAGAAGTTCCCGAGGTACGCCTGGTCCGTGTAGAACCAGACCTCGCCGAACGGCAGGATCGAGGTCTTGGTCGTCACGATCAGGCCGCGGCCGATGAGCTGGTTGAGGTCGTACCCGTCGACCGTGATCTTCGAGGCCAGGGTGTCGCCGACGTCCGTGGCGACCCACTTGGTGATGTCGTCCCAGGTCGGAGAGGACATCAGGATCTTGGTGGCGCGCCGGCGCTCGTTGGAGATCAGCTTTGCGCCCTCCGACAGGAGGTCGCGCGTGAGGAACGTCTGGGACGCGTCGTCCACGGACTTCGCCGTGAGCTGCATCACGGCGCGGTTGTTCCGCAGCCACGCCCGATCCTCGCGCTCGTGGATGTCCTTGATCGTGTTCTGCTCGATCACCTTGATCAGGGGCATCTCGTACGCGGCCAGCTCGAGCTCGTTCTTCTCGAACATCGGGCTGGTGATCTCCTGGAAGGAGATCCGGTACCGCTTGCCCTCGACGTACTCGCTGGGCGGCTCGCTCAGGAAGTTGAGGTCCAGAGCGAAGCTGTCCGGCTCGATGTCGACGATCTTCTCGAAGGTGTCGGTCGTCGCCGAGCGCTGCAGGTCCATCTTGGTGACGACCTGCGGCGGCAGAATCTTCCGGAGGAAGCTCTCCTCGCGGAGGATCTTCTTGATGTAGAGGACGCCTTTCTCCTGGAGCTCCGTGCGCCCTTCGGGCGAGCCGAGCCGCTCCAGAAAGGCGGCGTTCAGGGCCTCCGCGCTGATCTTCTCCATCGTGATCTCCTGCAGCTTCCTATTGATGTCCCGTCAGTTCCACCGGAAACAGGTGACGCCGAAGCCGTCCGTCCTCTACAGGACCAGGCGGCGGATCCGCATGACGCCGGTCGGGGTCTCGGGGGCCACTCCGAACGGGGGCCGCTCGACCACCGCGACCACCTTGAAGATGTCCGTGGCCGCCGCGATCGTGATCGGCGTGAGCGCGCCGGTCTGCGCCGCCACGCCCTGCACGGTCACCGACCCGGAGATCTGCAGGAGCGTGCCCACCGCGTAGGAGCCCGCGTCGTTGAAGTACGACGTGTCGGCCACCCACGCCCCGTGGAGGACGGTCACTCCGCCCTTCGGATCGAGGCGATCGCCCCCAGAGAAGGCGGGCCCGAGCGGCGTGAGCGCCGCGGCCGGGGCGACGACGGCCTTGCCCGACGAATCGAGCGTCAGCCACTGCCCTTCGTTCACCGCGATCGTCCGCTCGGCGAGCGCGATGCCCGCCTGCGTCGTGATCGCGGACAGGAGCGCGTCGGCCGGCTCGAGGTTCCGCCGCCAGATCATCGTCAGCGGCGTGACCGGGAAGAGCCCGCGCCGCGCCGAAAGCGTTCCGCTCACTCCGAGCGCCGCGGCGAGCGTGGATTCCGTGTTCGTGATGGGCATCGCGTCCTCCTGTTATCTCCCGTGGATGTAGTCGACCAGGTACTCCGTCATCGGATCGAGCTCGCCTTCTTCGGCGCCTTCGACCGAAGCCTTCTTCTCGACCTTGCCGAGGTTGAACCCGTTCTGGGTGAGGTCGACGGCCTTCTTGACGATCCCGAGATCGTCTTCCTTCGCGAGTTCCTCGGCCTTCTTGTCCATCTCCTCCTGCGGGATGAGCCCCTGCTGGGCCATCTCGCCGGCGAGCTTCCGTGCCTGCTTCTCGTGGAGGGCGACGGCGAGCATGGAGATGAGCTGCTCGCGCTCCTTGCCGAGCTTCTCGATGACGGCAGCGGCCTTGAGAAGCGCCGCCTGTTCGTCCCGTGTCATCGCCATCTTTCCCTCTTGAGCTTTTTCTTCACCGCCGCCACCCCCCATCATCCGCCTCAGACCCTCGTAGGCGAAGATGGGCACCAGGAACTTCTGGGCCTTGACCAGCGGAGCCGTGAGCCTCGGCACCTTCCTGACGTGCGCGACCTCAAGTTCTCCGACGGTCTTGACCGGCGTCCGGACCTCCTCCTCGAAGACCCGTCCCAGCCCGGTGACCTTCGACGCCGCGTGACCCGCGGCGACATCGGCCTCCGTGAGACCCTTCCTGTACTTGGCGACTGCTTCTGAAAGAGCGGGCCGCTTCAGTAGCGGCGCACCGAGTATATCAAGGAAAAAACTGCCTGTTCCCTTCTTTCTGGCGGCTTCAAGCGACGAGGCTTCGAGCTCCTTCGGACTCACCGTGATCTTCGCCACGCCGCTTCACCTCGACTTCCTCCGTCTACTGCAGATGCTTCAGCACGCGATCGAGCAGCGCCTTCGCGCCGGGCGATCCTTCGTCCGGCTTCTTGGCGCCGTCGGACGCGGTGTTACTGACAGTTACGTCGTTACTGCCAGTAACATCGCCCCCGTCGGCTTTCTTTTCTGAAGGCTTCTCCTCGGCGGCCTTGGAGTCTTCCTTCTTCTCGAGCGCCTTCACCGCCAGCGCGCCCGCCGCCGCACCACCGATACCGGTGAGGAGGAGCTTTCGCCGCGCGGACTCCGCCGCCGCGCGCTCCTCGAGGATCCGGCGGAACGACTTCATGAGCTCCTGCGCCTGTTCGGGAATCGCCGGCTCCCCGCGCATCGTCTGGATCATCTTCTTCGCGGGACCGGCGAGAGCGAGTCCGGCGCCCATCGCGAGAAGCTCGGGAAGAAGCGCCTTCTTCTCGATCTGCTTTTCAGGCTTCTCGTTCTGGGCTTTCTTCTCGTGCTCGATCGCCTCGACCACAAGGGCCGTGGCGGCGATCTTCTCCTGCTCGTCTCCCGCGGAGGCGAGCCTCTCTCCAGCAGCCAGGCGGCGCAGGAGCTCCGGATAGAGCTGGACTTCGACGTCGAGGAGGTCGCTCATTTGTAGATCTTGACCTCCTCTTTCTTCCTGCCGTTCCCGCCTCTCAGGAGGGCGGCGGCAGCCAGAGGGGTCCCGACTCCGGCGGCGACCATCGGAGCCACGGCGATCGCCTTCTCGGCGAGCTCGGACCTGCGCTCGGGTCCGCGGGCGGCCTCGGCGGCTTCGGCCCGGGCCTTCGCGGCGACCGCCCTTTCGCCTTCGATGGAAGTATGCTCGGGAGTTCCCGGAATCTTGCCGAGCGCTTCATGCTTCTTGGCCAGGAACATCTCATGTTCAGCCCGCGCCTTGTATCCTCCGGCGCCAGGAATGATTCTGGAGAGAAACCCGTGCGGCTTCGGAGCGAGGCGCAGGCCGCCCCCCAGCGTCGCGCTGCCGCCGCGCGCGACCTTCTCGTGGCCGGAAGCGACGATCGACGTGGCGGTCTCGAAAATCTCACGGGCCTCCGCCTCCTCGCCGCGCTTGGCGATCGCCAGGAGCTCGGAAGCGACCTTGGAGTAATCGTCGGTCTGGACGTCGGGCACCTTCGGGAGATCGACCTTGTTCGTGTGGGCGAGCTTCGAGAGCTCGGAGAGGCTCATGCGCTTCGGAAGCTCGAGGCGGTCCTTCTCGTCCGAGGCCTCCTTTGTCAGGAGAGCCCTCGTGAAGTTCTTCAGGCTTTCCGGAAGAGACGCCGTCTTCGCGAGGATCTCCTCGGCGATGTCGGGCGCTCTCCGGACGAACGAGTGGGACACCTGGCCTCCGTGAAGGCGCTACTTCGCCTCGAGTTCCTTCTTGAGGAGGGCCGCGAACTTCTCCGTCGCGGTCTGCTTTCCGTTGGCGGTCTTCTCGCCGTTGACTTCCGCCAGGAACCCCTGGGCGAAGATGCGGCCGGCGGCGAAGTACTCCTCCGCGAGCTTCTCCTCGTCCGCCTGCTCCTTCTTCTGGGACTCCTTGACGTCGACCGCGACCTCCTTGGCGAGGTTCGCGAGCTCGTCGTCGGACATCCCCTGAAGCGCCTTGTCGAGCTCCTCGTCCGACATCTCGGTCTTGGCCGGCGCTTCGGCGGTGGCCGTCTCGGCCTTCTGCTCCTCGGCCTTGACCTCGGCCTCGTCGGCCTTCTTCTCGGTCTTCTCGGCCGCGGCGGTCTTCTCGCCGAAGTGCTTCTCGTACACGTCCCTCAAGCTCATGTCGATCCTCCGAAGCGTATTGGTTTTTCGATTAGTCGCGACGACCAAGGACGCGCTCTGCGACCGGGATTGCCGCGGCGGTCCCCGCCAAGGACAACCCCGGGTGCTTGCCGAACATCGTGCCGATCGCGTGGCCGAACCCCGTGCCCTTCTTTCCTGCCACTCCGGCCTGGAACATCTTGCCGAAGGACGCCGCCGCCGGACCGCGCGCGGCCTCCTTCTTCATCGCGGGCCACATGGTCTGGGCGAGCTTCGCGCCCGCCTGATAGTAGTGCGCAGCGATCTCGGCGGAGACCTTGTCGAGAATTCTCTTGTCGAGCTCGGCCTCGATCTCCGCGAGCTCCTCGGCGGAGCACTTGTCGAGGGCGGCGGAGAACTCGGCGACCTTCTGGGCGTTGTCGGCGGCGGCCTTCACGAGGAAGAGCGCCGGCGTGAGCTTGCCCGTCTTCTTGAACTCGGCGAACTGCTCGCGGGCGGCCTTGGCGCCGAGAGCGCGATAGTAGGCGACGGTCGTGTCCGCCGCCTTCTTGTCGATCTCCCCCTCCAGGGCCCGGAGTTCCTCCGGGCTCATGGAATCCAAGGTCGCGTCGAGCTCGTTCATCGTGTCTCCGGACGTGAGCTACTTGCTCTCCGACGACAGGCGGGCGAGCTCCGCGTAGAAGCCCTGCGCCATGATCTGCCCGGCCGCGTAGTACTCCTCGGCGAGCTTCTCCGTGGCGTCCTTCTCCTGCCCGGCCTCGGCCTTGGGCTCGGCCTTCTTCTCCTGGCTCTTCCCGGAGAGCTGCTGGGAGACCTTCGCCGCGACGCCCCCGCCCGAGGCTTCCCCGGCCGGCGGCATCTTGTCGCCGACGATCGGCCCCTGGTTGGTGGCGGGGTTCTCGTCGTCCGCGTCGCTCGCGAGACCTTCGGCCGCGCGCTGGCCGCCGGC